AGCTTCTTCACCTTCAATATTCTCTAAGTCCATAAACTCAAGTGGTTCAATAGTTTTAAAGTAAAGATTTAAACTAATATCATTAACCGCTAAAATTGCATCTAAGCTATCAATTAAAAGGTTTTGGTATGGTTGTATAACTACGTTATTAAAAAGTCGTGAAGCGTTTTCTATTTCATCAGCATTGCTTGAAAAACCATTAGCAGAACTTAATCCAAGTAATAAAGGAGATGTAACTCTGTGAGTTAACATAATCTTCTTAGAACATTCTTCACTTAAATATTGATAGTGTTGAGGTGCATTATCTAATGGTATATCCTCAACAGTTGTTTTGCTTTCTGCATTATTGTTAAATGCAATTATTACCTTTTCGCCATAACTTCCAGTAAGTTTTTGCATTACATCATTCTTAATGGCAAGTTGCTTTTCCCTATCTGGAACACCATTGTTAAAATTCACAACTTTTGTACCACTAAAACCATTCTGAGTATCATTAATTAAGAAACAAGCAATTTCATCTTCTAATGTAGCATAAGCAGTATTGTAATCTGCTGGAGAATAATAGTAAAAACCAGTAACATATCTTTTAATAATATAAATTTCGTTTTGTGCGCCACTACCAAAAACAGGAAACTTTTTTAATTTAGTATTTCTACTAACTTTTGTCCAATCTGGAGAATAAAAATAATTCTTAATTTCTCCTTTATCATTCATTTTTTCAGCTCGTAATGTTTCTCTTGGAAAATGTGTTATTGCTGATATTTTATTTCCATTATAAGTAATCTGGAAACTTGCTTCACCTAATAATTTTAAATCTTGGCAAACATTTCTTAAATCGTGTGGTTTTACTAAACCCCTCATTTGTGCATACTGCTCTGGCTTTTGTGCCGAATCAGTTGCATCTAATCCTTTTCCGTATATTTGATTAACAATACCATTAATTACAGCATTGTTTGTTGTACTATCCATATAGGCATCAATAAGTCCTTGATAATAGTCGTTATTTTCACCTATTGAAACATAGTTTTTATTACGTTCTTCTGTAATAGTTGGTCGTTCGTATTGATTTAATTGTACTAAGTGTAAATTATCCATAATATACAAAGTTGTTATCGCCTGTACTTTGCTCTATATAAACACCATTTGAGATTTGGTAATCTGATAGAGTTTGGTTAGTACAGTACATTTTATCTTTAAAAATTATTGTGTTATCAGTAGTATTTGTGATTGTAATAGTATAATAGTTGTTTTCTTTTAATATTGTAGGAGCTCCAGCTTCTTCAATAAGAAGATATTGGTAATAATAATCTAATTCCTCAATAATCATATTGCTATTTGTAAAAATAATTTTATTTTGCGCTTCTGATTTAATATCAATTTTATATGTTTTAACCATATTAGGATAAGGTATTATTGCCTCTCTTGGTATAAAGTTAATGTTTTTTGCTCCAAGTACTGGGTGTATCTGCATATTTTAAAATAAAAAAGGGGAGGTTAATCACTCCCTCCCCTCCAATCAAACATATATTATGAATCACACAATTATTTAATCGCGTATTTTTTAACTATTAGTTCCTACAGTTACAGTAACAGTAGCAGAACTCATACCAGCAAAAGGGTCAGCAGCAGTACCGCCACTAATAAAATTGGCTGGTTGTAATTCTGAACCAGTTAATGTTAAGCTGTATCCACTTAAATCACCAAAAGCAGTTCCAGTTGCTATTGTGCCACCAGTAACTTCTAATCCGTGTTCTAAACCACATAAGAAGAAATTTCCATTTCTATCTTCTACACAAACGTGTGGTCTTCCATAAGCCATCAGTTTTATTTCCTTATTATCTTCTTTAGATAATTTTGGTAATGTTAAAGTTAATGTTTCTTCAAAGAATGTTGTACCATTCTCAGTTGAGGATGTAATAGCAGTTTCCAAACTATTTGTTCCTTTTAAATCATATTGAAAAGCAGTAAATGTTCCAGTTAAATCTGTGATTTCATCATCGGTTTTTGTTACAGTTCCTAAATCGCCATAATCAACGAACCAAGCTCTAACAATACCACCGATTACATCCTTACAGGAAACTTTTCGCCCTTTTGTTAAATCGCAAGCCATATTGTTTTTTTAAATTAAGGGAGCATTTCAACTCCCTTGTTATTATTTAATTCTTATACGTGGTAAAGAACGATATCAGAACCAATTCCGTAATTTACAGCAGCTGTGTATCTCATTATTACGCGGCAATTCTGCGAACCGTCCAAATCTGACATATCCAGAACCTTCACTTCTTGTGCATCATTTAATAAACCGCAGCCGAAGAATAAGTTAGATTTTTGAGCAGCCATTGCAGTATTGTCATTTAGACCATTAGCAACGAATAATTTAACACCATCAAAAGAAAGTGCGCCATCACCGTACCACATATGTGATTGTGCATTTACACCACTATTAGTAGCAGCAAATCCACCTAAAGCTCTTACATAAGCTCTTGCAATGTTTTGTGAAATGTAAATATGTACATCTTCTTTTCCGTAAAGTGAAGAAGGTATTGCATCAACAATTTTTCCTAATTCACCAACAACTGTAGCAGCATCAACAGCAGCTCCAGCAACATCAATTACATCTGTATCAGCTAATGCTAAAGTAGCTAAACCATCAAATTCTCCAGCATTAGTATCAACACCTTCCCAAATGTTTTTCTCAGTTTTTTCAGCAACTAAACCAGCAACGTGTCCAATAATAAAATCAGAGAATTTTGGTGGTAAGTTGTCAAAAGCAGAATATCCCATCTGAGCAGCTTCCCAATCAGATACGAAATCTTTTTTACAAAATTCAAGGTTTACTTGAAATTCCTTAGGTTGTAATAATCTTTCAGTTAGTGTTACTTGTCCAGCAGTTCCAGTAAAATCACAAGATGCATCTCCTATAATAGATGAAGCAGTTGTAACTTTCTTCATTGTTGACTTATATTTTATGTTTGGCATTACTTCAATGCCTCCTTTGTCAATTGTATTAGCACTTAATAAAGCTGCACTTAGGTATTTCCCAGCGAACTCTCCAGCATAAGTGGAAGTAATTGGTGTATTTAAACTATTTGCCATTTTTTTTTATTTATTAATTATTGTTAAAAATTTTATCAAAAACCCTATCTTTCGTTGTTTTAATTCTGTTTTCAGAAATTTTAAAGTTTATTTTATTATCAACTTCAGCTTCAGGATTATGTTTTACAGGAGATGGAGCAACAGCAGATAGTTCTTCTTTTGTGTCTTCTATTACTTCTTCCTTCATTTCTTCTTTGTTACCCATTTTGTCCTCTATCATCGCTTTAATTTCTTCTACAGCAGATGTAAATTCTTCTTTAGTAACGTATTTCATTTCTTCTTTTTCTTCTTCTTCTAATTCAGTTTCTTCAACTTCTTTAGAATCATCAGATAATTCTTCTTCAACTACTTCTTCTTCAGTAGCATCTTTAATACTGTCAATTAAACCTTCTTCAGTAATAACTAAAATTTTGCCATCTTCTAATTTATATTCACCAATAGGTAAAGCAACTTGCTCATCATCAGTTTTTATAAATATAGATTTTCCAGCTTCAAAAGATTCTGCAACAAGTACAGTACCATTTTCTAATTTTATCTCAGCCATTTCTATTTTATTTTCAGAAAGATTAACTTTTTCACCAACAATATTTTTTATCTTGTTTAGTATTTCGTTTGCTTTCATAATTTGAGTATATATACTATAAACGATTTAAAACCTTTACTGTTATATTTTTTTGCAACTTTTTTTTATACTTTACCAATTCCTTGTGCTTGTAAACTTCCATCACAACATTTATTACTGTATTTTTTACCATCTGCACATAAACAACCACGTTTAGTATTATTAGGTGATGTATTGCTTGGTGTTTTAAATTTTTTACTTTTCATAATTATTTTTTTATATGTTCTTTACAAGGCATATACCATTCTTTACCTTCAAATTCGTGTATATGGAAACCTTCGCATCCAATATTTTCCGCCATTTCTTCAGCTTTCTCTTGTGTGCTATAAGCTAATCTATCATCAATAATAGCAAATGATTTATCTACTACCATAGATGATAAATTAATTTCACCTAGCTTTTTAAGTTTACTTTCACTCCAACGTAAACCAGCTTTACCACCCCATAACAAATAAGAGATAGTTCCACACGCTTCTTTGTCGCCCTCATCATAATACTCTTGCGCCCTTGATAAATAGCTATACATTCTTTTTAAAGTTTCTACACTTATATTTTCTTTTTGTGCTAATTGTTGTGCACGTATTTTACCAACTTGTGTTGCACATTTATTATTTACTTTTTCATTTAGTTCTATACCCCTTTTTGCATTATTACTAACAGCATCTGGATAATCATTAAATGTTTCTAATTCTGTTCTTTTACCAGATTTTGTTCTTTTATCTTTTTTTATTAGCGCCTTAATATTACTTAGCATATATTCAGCTTCAGCTTCTTCAATAGCTTCTAACTCTTTACTCCATTGTGATTGCAAACTTGGGTCTTTAACTTGTGCCTTATCTGCAAAATATCCTTCAATACTAAAACCTTTTACTTTACCAGTTTTAACATAATCATTCCAAACATCCTCGTTTTCTACTTTCATTGAAATCATCCAAGTACCTTTAGGTACACTTAAACCATACTTATTAGATTTATCCATTTCAGTATCTTCAACAATCCAAGATTCAACAACAGTTAAATTGTTAATTTCCATTTCGTGTTCTAAAGTTGCGTTGTTCTGCATACTGTTTTGAAAAAATAATTCGCTTGCCCTTCTAACTGTTTTCTCAGAAAAGTAAACGTAAAAAGTATTTTCTCCATTCTTTCTAAATATTGGCTTATTAGGTATTAAAGCAGCTCCCATCAGCAAACGCTTTTCATCATCTATTTTAGCTAATTTTATTTCTTGTTCTGATAGTGTTACAAAATCAGATTCTATTGCTGGCATCTCTACGATACTAACGGCTTCAATTCCAGTTAAACCTTCGCTATCTTCATCTAATATTAATTCTATTATTTCCATTGTTTTTATTTTAAAATGTTGCTTGATTAATTGTATTGTTTTGTAATTGTTGTGCATTAGTAACTGCTCCAGCTACTACAAATGCTTGTATTGGTGGTTGTGAACCTAATGCTCCAGCCACTTGATTAAATCCACTTTGCCCTACTACGTTAAAACTTGGTGGCTGTGAGGGTGATGTATTGCCTCCAGTTGGCGGTGTTGTAGTTGGTGGTGGTGCAACTCCAGAAGGTTTAAATTTTGTAGTTGCAATTGTTGCTATTTGTGCTGCTCCAGCTAAACCAATTGCAATACTTTTAGCAACAGCAACTCCAGATGCAACATCAATTGGGTTTGTGTATGCGTTCATTATACCTTGTGCTGTAGATATTGTTGCTTGTGCTATTCCTAAACCTTTATTTATATTAAATGCTTTTTTTGCCCTTTGTTCATCTCCTTTAGAAAAAGCATCTGCAATTTGACCAATAGAACCTAAAGCAGAACTTGTTGCACTTAATATTGCTTGTTGATTATCTATTTTTGCTTGTGCTAATTTATCTGATTCATCAGACAATTTTTGATTTGCTATTGTAGTTGCTTCTAGTCTTTGTTGATTATATCTGTCTTCAATTTCTAAAGAATCAATTTGTTGTTGTTCTTCTAATGCTTTTTCTAATTCAGCATTACCCATAGCCAACTCAAATTTCGCGTCATATTGTTGTGATAATTTAAAAAGTTCTTGTTCTTCTGCTGTGTTTTGAAGTTCTTGCAATAAGTTATATTGCTTATCTTGCTTTTCAGCTTCTTTAATATCTGCTGCATTTTGTAAAGCTTCAATAGTTGCTATTCTTTTGTTTTCTGCTGCAATGGCTTCGTCTGCTATTTTTTTATTACTATCTATTACAGCTTGTGCTTCTGCTTTTCTTTGTTTTGCTGCTGCTTTTTCTTCATTTCTAAAAGTAGTTAAAGAGGTTTGAAGTCTTTTTTGCATCCTAAGTTTAGAAGTTTCTAATTCAATTAGTCTAGCTTCTAATTGTGCTTCCTCATCTTTATCTTCTTTTGTAGATTTACTAAGTTTGTTTTCTGCTTTTTTTGCTTCAAATCTTAAACGAGCTGCTTCAATTTCTTTGTTAGTTATTTCTTCTTCAATTGCGGAAGCTTCTTCTAAAAATTTAATTCTTTCTTCTACCGCAAATTTATCTCTTTGTTCTGCTTTAAATCTTAAATCTGCATTTTCTCTATTTGCTTTTGCTCTTTCTACAATATTTTTTCTTTCTATTAAATTTGCTTTTGCTCTGTCATCAGCTATTTTAGCAGCAATCTTAGCTTCTTCTTTAAGTTCATTTGTAAAATCAACTGTTGCTTTTATTGCATCTTGTGTTTTTTCAACTACGTTTTCAACACCTAAAACAACTTTAGCAGTTGCATTAGCAGCTACTTTCCCAGCTTCGCTAAATTCCCCTTTAAATAATAAACTAATAGATTTTCCAAGTGCTGGAATTAACTCCATTAAACCCTCAAACCTATTTACAATATTTTCTTTAATTAAATTAGCAAAATCCTTAACAGCTTGTTTTGGGTTTTCAAAAGCAGAAATTAAAGACTTTCCAAGATTTGATAAAATATCTAATAAGTTTCCAGTAATAGAACCTAAAACACCCATTAATTTATTGAACTTATTTTGCCCTTCTTCGCTTTGTGTAAATGCAGCACCAATAGAAGCAATTGCTAAAACTAATGCACCAATACCAGTAGCAATAATTGCCATTCGCATTGATTTAAAACCCTTGATAACCCCACCAATTGCAGAAGTAGCACCCTTAAATCCACTTATCATGCCTCCAGTTGCTTTATCTGCTACATTTTCAACACCTGATAAATCAGCTTGTGTTTCTTTTAACTCCTTGTTTACATCCTCTATGTCTTTTTTAGCTCCTTTTGTATCTGCTTTTAATTGTATTGTTACAACCTTACTCATTTAATCATTCTTAATTGGTTAATACCTTCTTTAATATTCATAGGCACTTTATTAATACCTAAAGCAATGTTTATATGCTTATCGTATAGCTTGTTTTCTTTACAAAATTCAAGTCCTTCTAATATTGTTTTCATGTAGGTTCGTTTAATAGTTCAAAAGATGTTTCTCCAGATTGTAGCTTAGTAGTCATTTTGTTAATAGTATAGGTTCTTGTTCCTATTATTACTAAATCATCTAAGGTTAGAGTTAACAAAACTTTTAAAGGCAATACAGCTTCAAACTTAAATAACCTTGTTCTAGTGTTAAATACTCTTGTTATATAATTTTGATAATACGTTTGAAATAAACTATTATTATTCCCGCTATAATCAGTTAACGTATAAGTGTTTATTTCACTACCAAAATTTAAATTGTGTGTTGGCGGTATGCCACCCAAACCTCCAACCTCATTACATACACTTGGTATATGCCAAGTTCCTAAACTTGACCTTGTGCCACTTGTGGCTAACCCCCCATCTTCAGGTCTTGCAGTACCAGAAACATAATTTATATTATCCGCATTGACAATTCTTATTCCATAAAAAATTAAAGGTGCACCTATTGAGGGATTCAGTTCTTCATCTATTGATGTACCAACTTGAACTTGTGTTGATAATGGAATTCCAGTTCCTGTTTTAAATAATCTTTCAAATAACATTTGAGAAAATGGAAGTTTTATTTTATAGATATTTTTTTTACTTACATCAACTCTATAATTTAATTCACCATATTTTTGATTATTTAATAATTCAAATTTTTGTGCTAAAATTGTCTTTGGGTCTTGATATTCAAAATCAACTTCACTAAATGGTATTGAATTGCCAACAGAATGAGTATTTGTTTTAACATATTCTGTTAAATCTTGAGTTTCTCCACCAGCATAAAAACTGTCTAATGTTTGTACTACTATTTCTTTTTGTGAATTTAAAAAAACAGTCAAATTAAATTGCTTAAATAAACCATTTAAAAAATCTTTTACTTTTAATTTTGGCATTTGGTCAAGTATCACAATATCACCTGAAGTTGGTGTTTGTGTTGCAGTTGTTGGAGCAAATGTTGCTGTTAAATCTATTGTAATTGAGTTCCAATTTAAACTAATAAATTCTGCATAACGAACATATCTATCAATTTTAATAGAATAATTAAATTCAATTACTTCATTTGCATTTAATGTTGTAATTATTTTAGCTGGGTGTGTATTAATATCACTTAATCGCATAGCACCATTAGAACCATCTTTATTTATTTTAAGTACAACTGTTTGAGTTCCGCTTATTTGACTAACTGTTTTTAAAACTTGTCCTGTATTAGCATTAACCATATTTACATCATACAAAACATTAGTAAATAAAGCTAATGGAGTTATTGTTACTGTAATAGTGGTGTCATCTGCAAAAGCTGGTGAAAAAGTTGTATCTGGAAAACTATCCCAATAAAAAACCCCTTGATTTACATCAAAATAACCATACCCATTACCACTATTTTCTAGTTGAGCATCTCCTGCTGTTCTTGAATAAGCTCCATAACTGTTCCAATAACCATTTAAAGGAATTTTACCCTTTTCTCGATGCAACCATAAATACAAATTATTTAATGCGCTTGAATTAAAAAATTCACCACTTTTAAAAGTTATTCCATACTGCTGCTCAATTGCTTTTAATATAATTCTTATTGTTATTGCTGGTTTTAAATCTTCTTTTAATACACCTCTTTTGGTATTATTTGCTCCACTTGGATTTATATTATAAGGTTTTGTAAAATCTGCTGAACTAGTACTGTAACTATATGAACCAGTATGTGTAATTAATGGATAAATAATTGCATCGTTATAAGTAACACCATCTACAGTAAAATTTAAACCATTTGTAAGACCTTCTTTAACATTGTCAAAACCTGATGGTTGCTCTTGAAAATCAAAATTACTTAACCAAGCTAAATTACTCAATTGGTCTTCATTAATAGCGTTTTTAAAATCTACAGTTTCACCAAAAAATGTTACTTTATACATTGATGGTTTATTGTCTTTCATTACAACTTCATTAAGTTGTATTTGACCAGTTTTAAATTCAAAATGATTTAGCTCTATTCTTGCGCTAGAAAAAACTTGACTATTAAAACTGTTAACATCTGGATTAAACCAATATTTAAAAATTTTGTTATTTGTTTTTGATGCTGGTAAATTAAAAGTTTTACTATAATCAGTAAATAGCTTTTCAATGTCTTGCACATCTTGAATAACTTGAGTTAATGTAATTAATTCTTCTTCCATTAAATCAACTCTTACAAAGTCAGCTTCTGTATTTGAATTAACTATTTTTGGTGATATATATAAAATGACTTTTTGCATTTATCTAATATTATTTACTATACTAAATGACTTTTCAAAACTCATTGTGTAATTAATTAGTTTATCATTTAATCCTGTTTTTTTAGTAAATGAGCTTTCTTTTAAATTAACTGGATAAATAACTCCGTTAGTATCTGTCATCCAAACATATTCACTAACCATTAATTCCTCAAAATAAGAATTATTAAGTTCTGAAACATAACCACTATTTAAAGTAATAGATTCAACACCATTTGCATTATATGTTTTTTTAGAATGTGCTGTTGTACTGTAAGTGTTAAAAGAAGTTGTGGTTTCACAATCTCCTTCAACTAAAGTTCTTGATATTAACTTTGTTTTAAAGATACTTGCGTTATAATTTTCACTTGTAGTATTTAAACTTTCTGTTGATTTTTTAAAGAAAAATAAATCTTGAAAAGCTCCCCATCTATTTAAAAAAGTAATTTTATTAACTGGATATTTACATTCTTTAATTTCTTTTAATTTAATAGAAACAGTTCCAGATGCAGTAAGAACTTCTAACTCATCTGGTTTTGTGCGTGAACTATTGTTATAGAAAATGTATTGTATTTTTTGATTGCTGTTTCCGTTATCTGTAATAGTGGTCGTTTGTAAAGCAACATTATTATACTTCCATTTAACAGAACTAACTAATTCTGCATTTATTGGTAAATATATGTATGAATTTGTATGATATTCAAGGTAATTTTCAGTTAACATTGCTGATTTCTGGACTGTATAATTAACACCCTCTTTAAATTTATTATAACCTTCTTGTGCTAAATAGTAAGTTGTTGTTACACTTCCAATTGGTGCGCCAGCTGATGTGCTTGCATTTGTTTGAACATCTACCCACAATGATTGATAAGTTCCAACAGGAATAGAGCTGTAGGTTTGTACTAAACTATCATTTACAATTTCGCTAATATCAAATGAAACAGAGTTTTCACTACCAATTGGTTTTTTATTTAAGATAAAAACAACATCAGGTATTGAACAAACAACTCCAGCATTAATTAAACCCTCTCTAATTGTTATTCTAATTACAAAATAACCTAGTGTTGCATCTGTTTCTTCTGGTGTTCTTATAAAATATGGGCTTCGTGTTCTTATTATTGTACTCATTCTATTTCTAAATTATCGTTTAAAAAACCATCTAACATATCATCTTCAAATAATGGTAATGCATCTTCAAATGGTTTTGTGAAAAACATACTTGCTCTAATTCCTTTTCTAAATATACTGTTTGCTATTATAAAATTTAATGACTTTCTTTTGATAAATTTACCTTTACTATCTCTTGGTGCTATTCCAGATTTAACACTCCACTTATCAAACACAGAACTTGGTGGTCTTTTATTAGTGTACTTAAATGGACTTGCTGAACTTTCTGGATATGTAGATTTAGAACCTTTTACTCCTTTATCTAAAAATTCTCCATACTTTTCACTAAGAAAAGAAACTTTATCATCCTTAATAGTGTATTCAATACTTTTGGATAATGCACCAGATTTATTGTGTGAACCATACTTGCCACCTTTTTCAAGATTTTCTCTTGATTTTTTAACAACAAACTTTGCATATTTTTCTAATGCTTTTCTAAATTCACTCATTAGCAATAAGTCATTTCATCTTTAGTACCAACATCAAAAGACACCGCCCAGCCAGCTAACATATTATCAAATCTTTCTGTAAATGGTTCACAACTTGCTGGATTAATTAGTTCAAATTTATCTCTGTATAAATCACTTTTTTGCAATACCCTCATAACTCTTGTAGCTAATGCTAACTGAGTATTTAATATATCTTGTCTATTGTCATTACCTCTATATAAATCTGTAACTTGCTCGTTACTAATATCTACTAAATCCATAAAAAATATAGTCATATTAAAAGTTACATAATTGTTGTTTATTGTAGCATTATTTATCATTACGTGTGCTAACGGAAATAAAGATTGTTTTTTTAAATCGATATCTGCAATATCTCCAAATGTAATTTCGTGGTTAAATGGTTCTGCTGTAACAACTTCTTTTATTTTATCTATTATATTATAAAAACTATTCATATTGCTTTCATATAAGTTGGTGTATGTTCTCCTAAATCTTGTTCAACAAATTCTTCTAAATTATCTATTGCATAATCAAAATCTAAATTTTCTTTTTGTATTAATATATCTAAACAAATCCAGTAGTCGTATATTGCTTTTATTGGCTTTCTTACTGTAACCCCTAAAAACGCATCTTCAAATCCATCTACCAGAATTATATGATTATTTTCATTTAATAAATCACGTTCTGTAAGTTCTTCTAATATATCATCTTTTGTCATCTTCTATTTGCTTTTAATATATGTTGTTCTAGTTGGTATTTATCTTTTTCAAAGGCCAAGTGCATTAAACAGGTATGGAGTTTTGTTTTAGTGATTTCATCGTATTTGAGAATGTTTCCATTAGTGAGCCCATAGATGGATTGATACCAACCCCATTTTGCAGAGAATCCCGCAGATGCTGTGGTAGCTCTACCTCCTGCTGAGTCGCTAAATAATTCAGTATATGATTCTGTAATTCGTTTTTTAAATTGTAAAAAAAAACAAGCGAACCAAAAACTATATCTAATGTTGTGTTTGTCATATCGTATTTATCAGAGCTTTCATAATCTTCAACTAAATACTTTTCTTTTTTACTAAATGTAATTGGTCTAAATAAAACACCTATTGCTTTGTGCATTAATTCCCAATCTGCAAGGTATGTATCTAAATCAACATATTCCCCAAAAGTCATATCATCCAGTTTAGGTATGAATCCAAACTCTTTATTATCTAAAGTAAACCTATTAATGAATTTAGGTTCTTGTTGAAATAGCTTTGTAATATCTTCACATATTTGGTTTATGTCAGTAGCTTTAATTTGTAAAACACTTTTAAGTGGTATATTACAAAAAATCTCAATCATCTTTTGCTGCAAGAAATTATCCATTTCTTTACCATCTGATATTTTTAGCCACTTTTGGTATTGCTTTAAAGTAACTTCATTTAATGCTTCTGGAATATTAATTGTGATATTCATATACTATAAACGGTTTAATTAGTGAATCGTTATATACAAATATAAAAAAAAGTAGGTAACGCTCTTTTGCCGACTACCTACTTTTACCCAAAACATATACTTAGTGCGTAAATTTTTATACATTAAGTTTATAATCAAATATAATAAAAAAAAGCTACCTTTTACAGTAGCTCTTAAATTTCTGAGGACTTACGCTAACATAAATCGGCTGCCTCTTATATATCTTATCTTTTCTTATCTTATCTAAATGCTTGAGGGTGGCTTAAGCGTGGCTTCAATAAATGTGATATTCACCTAAACTTGGATTCTGTAATTGATAGCTTACTGCATACCTCAACGCATCAATAGCGTGATTAAAATTATCTACTGGTGTTTGTGATTTCTTCTCTAACCAACAATAGTTATTTAACTCTTTAATTAATTCTGTACTATCTTCAGTTATTACTAAATCATAATCTTGTAATAAACTAATACCAAATGTTATTGAACCTTGACCTTTAATTGCTGATACTACATTACAATCTCTACTTAGTTCTGTGATTAATCTTGGTTCTGCTGAATCACCTACTATTAAATTATCTGCTGCAAACTTTTTATTAAGTTGTAATATCTCACTTGTAGTTAATTTAGTTTGGTAGAAACATAGTTGTATATATATAACTTTATTTTCTTTGTCTATGCTTGTTTTAACTAATGTTGAGGGGTCATTGCTAAAACCATAATCTTGACCATAAACAACTTTACCTACTTGTTTAAATTCTCCAATGCTCCAATCAGTAAATATAACACCTTCTGCTTTATCTAGCCAACTACCTTCTATTGTATGCTTGTATCTGTTTGGCCTTCTAACCTTCATTGTTTCAATCTGCTTAATATAGCTTTCAGATAGATTATCTATATTATCTAAATATGTAGTATGTATATAGGTAGTATCTTCTTTAGTTATATTACTACCAGCAGCAACACCTCTATCTTCAAACCATCTCTTATAAATGAAATGTTCTTTAGTTGTTGGATTCAATATTAGTATTACTCGATTCTCTTGTATTTTATTTCTTACAGATAAATCAATCTTATCAAATATATCTTCATCATTTAATTCTTCTGCCTCATCCATTACCCAAGTTGTTATGCCTTGCAAAGATTTAAGATTTGCTGTTTGGTCGCCAGAGCTTGTTTTAATACCTCTAAATATTATCTTACTACCATTGCCTTTATTTATTATCTCATCCTTTGTTATTTTGAATTGGTCAATAACTCCAAGCAGTTCTAACTTTTCTATAAATTCAGGTATAATACTAATGCTTGCAGCTCTCAGCGTGTAACGTGTAAATAATATTGTATGTCCAGCTTGATAGGTTAATAGTAATAGTACTGAGTTAACAGCAAATGATTTGCCTGAACCTCGACCACCAGTTACAATAAAGTACCTAGCAAATGATTCATCTAAAACTAAATACTTTTTATTGAGCTTTAATCCTTGCAATTATATTTCTAAAATCGTGGTTTACTTCTTCTGTAGTATTTAAATCAACAGTATCTTTTAAGTTACCATACAAATTATTATATATAGCGTTAAAAGCATTTACATCACCTTTATCAATAGCTTTATTAACTAATGCCTCAACCATTAAATACTCTTTACTTTGCCATTCTGCTTTACCATCTACATCAACTTTCTTAACCATTAAGCTAAGTATCTCTTTGATAATTGTGCTTCTATTCTTTGCACCTTTTGGTTTGCCTTTTGGATTTCCTGATTTACCCTTTGTCCATTGGTGTTTTACTATATCTTCTTTTGACATCTTCTGTTGTATTTGTGCTGTATTTATTTAAAAACATTAATAGTTTCTTTTCAATTATTTTTATTTTCTCTTTCGTATTCATATTCATTAAATAACCTTTTCATTGTTTCTACTAATCCCCTAACACAACTACCACAGCTTGATGTTTCTTTATTAGTTTTAAATACTCTGTTATGTATTTTAATTAGTTCTTTTTGTTCTATGCTATTAACTACGTTTTTATTAATACTAAAGAATCCTTTTAAATAGATATATTCATCTTCATTTAAACATTCTATATTTTTATAAGGAAACATTTTATTTAACTTTTCTTTTCTTGTATCGCATCCACAATCTTTTCCAAGTTTATCAAATATCCAGTCAGTAGCTTGTTTTATTCCTATTTTTTCTGTAAACTTTTCTACTGTATCTCCAAGACCTTTACTTTTCATTAATCTTTTTTTTTATTTGCTTAATACAATTATTTATAGTTCTCCACACTACAACGTGTGATATATTAGTTGCTGCGGATAATTTTCTTATGCTATGAAACTTTTTTCTATATAGATTAAATAGCTTTTTATCAAACCAATAAAACTCATTAACAATATCATCTACCATTTGTTCAATATCAACATAGGGTTCTGAATCTGCTTTTATTATGTTTTTTAGGTCTTTATTTATTAAAATATCTTTATCATTTTTAATTGTATCAATAAAAATATTTCGCATCATCTTATATATAAACGCTTTATTTAAAGAATCGTTATACAGTATATCCTTAATTTTAACTTTACCACTATCTATTTTGCTATGTAAAGCAATATAAAAGTCGTGTAATAAATCTTTTGATGGTATCTTACTATTTTTGCTTATTTCTTCAGCCATAGATAGCCAAACCTTTTCATCTCTTACTAAGATGTGTAATATATTATTTACTTCTGTATTCATCTAATTCAAGCAATAAATTAACAAAGTCATCATATTGTAAAGCAATGTAATCTTTTTCAAAGTTTTTAGTAAATACTACTACTGGTGTTTTTAAAGTTCCCCTTGCATCTCCTTCGCTTTGTTCTAATGCTTTCCAGATGTTTAATTTTTCTTGGTTCTTACATTCCCAGCTGTACTCAGATAGTATGCCAGATAGTGTCATAATATCTCCTTTTATACTAAGTCCACCAGAGTTTGGTGTTCTTCTTATATTAGTGTCAAACTTCTTAGCTAAATCTTTCGCGATTTTTAGCTCGAACCTTTTGCCTTTTTGATTTGAATTTAAACTCATAATTTTTGAAAGTGTTTTCTAATTATTGCTCCTAGTTCTGCATTGTTAGGATATAACCTACACAAAAAAGCAATGCTATATTCAATAGGAGTATCAGGACTAACATAATAGTTGTCCTTTGTTTGTCTATACTCATTTATATTTCTTTTTTTATTCTTCAATATATTTTATATATATGTTTGTCAATAAACATCCACACAAAAAAACTATAATATGCGAGATAAAAAGCCAAGTAATTATTTCAGTCATTGTTTAAATGTATTAAATTTTTTCTTAAGTTCAGCAGTTTCTTTATATGCTTTTACATTTTGTATTGTTAATAAGGTTTGTTTTTTATTTATTTCATCTAACATTAACCTCAACTCAATAATACATTTTAAACTATCTTGCAGCGTTTCTACCGCATCTAATTTACTTTGTGTTACTCTACCAGATTTTAAACCTTCTTGTGCTTTTAAAAGCAATATTTCTAATTTGTTCTTTGTAATTGTATAATCTAAATCTGTCATTGTTTTAAATCTTCTGAGTATAATAATTCATCACCTAATTGTTTATCTAGTGTTTTAATAGTTCTGTATATTTCTATACTTCTTCTTTTAACTTCATCTTTTTCTCCTTTAGTTGAATCTATACCTAAATGCGCATATAATGAGCAATCTATTCTTAATAATTCATCTATCTTTTTTTTATTACTCCAAGTTTTATAATTCATAAACTCTTGTATGTTTTTATATGTGTATCTCATTGTTTTTGTTTTTCTTGTGCGTACACCTTATTGTAAATATTTGGTGCTGGATTATCTTGTTCGTAATATAAAAATTTTTCTTTATCAAACCATAATAGAAGCTGGCCGATATTACCAACTGAACGTGGTTTAATCTTGTTAAAGTTAATCATTGCTAAATTATGAGTTAAATCTTCACGGTGTACTGTTATCATACATTTACCACTATTAAACCATTCAGAACCACCTTTTAAATCGTAAGGAGATGGCACGCTTCTTTTACCGTTTATTTTTTCAGTTAGCTTAGGATGTATGATTGTATGCAAGTGTAAATCATTATCTTCTGCTATTTGATTTCTATATGGCAAAACCACTTCTAAATATTGTGCGTAACCACCGTATAAACTATATGGATGGCTTAAATCTTTCCAACTATCAATACTTGCTGTTTGTAATCCGTTTTTTTGTTTTAGTTCAACTGCATAATCATAAAATTCAAATGGTGTCATCTTTGCTTTAACATCTTCTTTAGTTAGTATTTTAAAATGTTCAAATATCCAATCTAAACTATTTGTAATTTCAATATCTTTAATTACATTTTTTTCTAATGGATTAAAACTTTTACCTGTTAGTTTGTGTATTAAATCTGCAACTATTTCTACATTACTACCAACATCAGGAAAATAAACAAGATGCTTCCAGCCATAGAACTTACTTGTGTTTAGTAAGCACTCCATTAAAACCTGTGTTTTACCACTCATAGGAAAACCTGTCCAATCGGTGCAGTTTCCTAATTGCATACTATAAAACTCATCTAAACTTTTCCACCCTAAGTATTTACCCTTTTGATTAAAGTTATCTCTGTGTTTATATATTTTGCTAATTATATCTTTAGCTTCTGTTACTTTATATCCTTTTAATCCCACGGTGATTTAAATCCTTTACTTGTTTCTAATTCTTGTTTTGTTTGTTCTTTCTTTAGCCAATTCTTAGCAGTTAAATATAAACTTTTATAATTTGTATTTTTTTTAAAGTTTTGAATTGCATCACATACAGAATCAATTTGTTCTTTAGTGTAATTTTCTTCTAATTTTTTAAACTCGTCTAAACTCATAGATAAATGAGCAAATCTTTTATATGTGTTTATATCTTTATTTACTTTTAATAAATTATCATTTGCGTAATTATCTTTTCTTATCTTATCTTTTCTTAATGCTTTAGCTCTGCTTAAGCCACCCTTCTTTCCGTTGCTTACATTTCGCTTGTGTTCAACTAAGCGTTGCTGGTGTTGTTCATCTAACCATTTAATGCTAATAGTTTCCTCTTCTATCTTAAACAACTCAGCATCTACTAAAGCACTCCATTGTTTAGGTATTAATGTTTTTATTTGATTTCTTGAAACTTTACATTCTTTGCTCCAATAGTAGCAGCAAACTTTGATAAATGCACCTTGAACATCTAAGTTCATAAATGATATTGAACCAGTTATCCATTGATTAGGATAAAATTTAAAATATGGTAATTCTTTCATAATAATATAGTTTAAAAACAAGTTAATTGTTCGTATATAGAAATATTTTTTAATGTTTCTTCGTGTAATTCAGGTTTAAAAAAATTGACTAAAACATCATCATTAGTAATATTGTATTCATTTTTAATAAAATCTTTTGGTTCTTTACCAAATTTATTAAATTTTATTTCTTGTATGTATGTGATACCATTTAGTGTTTCAGCAGTTGATTCATTATTTTTAATTTCTATTTCACTTTTTACTATAAAACACTTTACAATAGTATTATCATTCAATTTAATATTAGATAAATTAGAAAGTTGTTTATAAAGATTAATAGAACATTTATCATTTTTATTTTTATGGTCTATTATAAAAGCGTATTCAGAATTGAATTTAGTTATTAATGTGTCAATATCCATAATGGTTCTAAATCCATCTGATTTATGACTTAGTAAAAAATTTAATTTATTGTTGTGATATTTTTCGTTGTATTTTATTGATTTCATAATTTATAGTTTAATTGTTAAAATAATCTTGTTTGATTTTGAGCTACATTTTTCCAAGCATCAGCATTAAATGTGATAATATTAATTTTATTTTCATATTCTGTGCCAATATATTTGTAAGATTTTGTAACACTTTCTTTTATTAATTTTATTCCGTTGTCTTTGTTTTCATTTATTAATTTTATATTATTTTTTTTAATTTGTTCTACATTATTTGTTTCTCCACTTAAAAGCCAGTATTTAATATTTCTACTCATACCAATAAACAATGATGGATTACTTGTTTTTATATATAATGTTTGATTGTTTTTTTTATACATTGAGCCAAATATATTTAATATTTTAATTCCTATACCTAACCCCTGAAAGTCAGGTAATATAACAAGTCTTGAAACTCTATAAGCATTTTTAACTGTACCACTTGGCATTGGTAAAATCGCTATAAATCCTATTGGTTTATCATTCCATATTGTTACAAAACATTTAGCAGCTTTATTTAAATCTTCTGTCAAATAATGATGTTGTTTGAATATATTCCAAGTTTCATATCTACATCGAAATATCTGTAATTCAATTTTTGGTCTTGATTGCCGAAGTAAGGAGGGCTTCTCAACCCTCCCTTTTAGTGGTGAATAAGTCCAATCTGGTAACAACCATTCCATTATGTCAAAATGGCAACTTGCTAATATTATTTTTTTATTGTTTCTTCTTATATATTTTTGTAAAGCATTACTCATTGCTTTGGCAACATCTCTATCAACAACAGAGGTATATTCATCAATTAATATAGTTTCGTTTTCTTTAGCTTTACCTACTTTATAAGCTAATTCTGCTCTGTATTGTTCACCATTTGATAAAGTGTGAAAAGGTCTTAACCAAGTTGGTACAGAACTTAAACCCATAGAACTTAATAATAATGTAGCTTCGTTTGGTTCTAACCAATCAAAATTGCTTATAACTGGTTTATCATCATTAAATATACATTTACTTAAATTACCAAATTCTTTTAATAAAGTTGTTTTACCTGTTCCAGAACCACCATAAATAACACCAATATTCCAATCAAATGATTTACATTCTGAAAAATTTATAGGAATTTTTACTGTAGTTTCTTCTTTGTTTTGTATATCAAAAGAATTATATATATACTCAGTATATTTATCATTAATTATTTTATTTTTCTTTTTAATATATTTCATAATATGCTTTATTTTTTTGTTCGTATTTATAGTAAGCAAGTAGCTCATCTTCATTGAGTGATTC